TAAGAGCGGAGCAAGTTCAGCGCGCGAGACGCCAGAAGCGATGTTGTAGTTGACTGTGACGCCACCGCTACCAGATCCGCCTCCGCTCATCTTGTTATTTGGCACGATGCTGCCCGATGCGTGAGGCACAAAGAGCTCGGGGCCTTTTTCGCCGACCATGTAAGCACCGCCTGCGTTCACGGGTCCGCCCTCGGCGCGCATGCCAGAAAGAAAGGTCCCGATTCCCTTCGCGAGCGGCTGTGTTATCATGTTGTTAAAGACAAGCCTCACCAGGTCTTGACCGATTGCACGTAGCACGTCGCTGAGTTTTTGACCCGATAGAATTGCGTCCTCGAATCCGGTGGCGAGAATTTGGCCGGCGTCGTCGAAGAGCACGTTTTGCTCCTTCATCAGAGCGTTAATTTTTTCCTCACGAGCTTGAATTTTTGGAAGCAGCTCAAGCAACTGTTCCCTTGTCTTGATTTGGATCTGCACATTTTCCTCTGGAACGTCTCGTCTCAAACCAAAATCCTCGCGCGCTCCCAGTAAAAGACTCACGCGCTCTTTGTCTGCTTGAAGGTTTGCGCGTAACTGCGCAATGGTCGCGACAGATGCTTGGCTTTGAACGACCCCCAGTTGCTCGGTTATTTTTTTGAGTTTATCCGTCTCTGCTACTTCGTCTTTTCTCAGGTCATTTAAAATCTTTTGGAGCTCAATTTCTTTTTTCGCGGTAGCAACTGGATCGCCTTTTCCGCGCATTGCTTCCAGTTCTGCACCGAGCGTTTCGGCAAGATTCTTTTTTGCCGCAGTCAGTTGCTCCTGCGACATTCCTATCTGGTCAAAGTCTTTTTTTAATTCGGCCAGCGTTGCTCCCGATGCCTCAATCTCTTTCCTGAATTTCACGAATTTCAGATCGTCGAGCTTTTGCCTGATTTCGTCTTTTGTAAGTGGCGTAAAAGCGTTTCCTATGCTGATGCCAACTTGCGCTAGAGCTAGCGGCAGCTTCATGAAAAGGTTCAACGTATTCTCGACGAGATTCTCCATCTGCATCGCGGCCACGATTTGCTCGTCACTGAATCCTATTTCTTCGCCAGCGGTCGCGACCTTGTCCAGGCGCTGCTTCATCATGTTCAGCGCGCCCATCACGGCCTCGCCACCGAACGCCAGCTTGGTGATCTTGGAAATCGACTGCGTTGATTTCTCCAGCTTACCGAGCGAGTTCTGCACGCTAGCAAACGCGGCTTTCGTCGCATCGACCGCCCGGAGTGTGAATGATGCTTCAGCCATGTTGTTTTAGTTTTCGGTTTTGGTATTCGATGTAAGCAATCCAGCCGGTCAATTCCTGCGCCGGCATGGCAAGAATTTCATGGGCGCATTTATGCAGTCTGTCTGCCAGAGCGTACACGGTCAGGAAGTCGGCCGCCTCCCCGCCGTAGATCAGTTTTTTAGGTCGTCCACCTTCGGCGCGTCGTCTGCGAGAATAGCGTTTGCGATGCGGCCGACGACGTTGCTGTCCGCTTTGTTTAAGAGGGTCGGCTTGTGCTCGATCGTAAACAGCTTCACGCCGTGCTCGTCGGTCGCCTTCATGATCAGGATGTCCACCAGGAGCTCCATGTCGTTTTCTTTGCTGCGACGATAGAGTCGGTTTTTTTCCGAGAGTGTGACCGGCGATGCGTGCACGACGAGCTTCCACTCCGGCACGTCGATCTTGCGCGTGCCGAGTGAGGCGAAGTGTTCTCTGACTTGATCGATTGCGTCCATGTGTGTGTGTGTTTTCTGCGAGATTAAGCCGTCAGGGTGCTCAGCGTACCGTTACCCTCGAAGGCGATTGAGCCCTCGATGATCCCGTCGAAGCTGGCGCTGACGTTGAACTGGGTGACGATCGCGGCGCCGGAATAGTAAACATCGCCGGTCGTCGAGCCCTCTGGATAAAGGTTCAACGTGACCGAGCTTCCGATGGTGATCAGGAGTTGGCCGGCGTCGGTCTCGTCCCAATAAAGGTCGCCCGAAACCGAGAAGGATTTCATGGATGCGAGCCGGGTGCGGTAGGTGTCGCCGATGACGGAGTCTTCGACGGTGTCGGACGTGTGGGTCAGAGCATAGTTGCGCAGTTCACCAATCGTCGTGCTGGACAGTTTGATAAGGCCTTCGCGGCCGAGTTTGGTAGCCATAGAATTAGTCGGTTGAAAAGTAGATGCAGTTAAAAGTGTGACGAGCCGATCCGAAGCGCCGGTCCTCATCTGGCTCGATCGTATAATCGACTGCCGTCAAATGCAGATCTTGACATACGCCACCCAGCGTCACGTCGGCGAGCACGGCCGCCTCGACCGCTGCGCTCCCGGTGTCAAAAAGATCGTCGATCAAATAGGTCCCGCTCTCGGCGACAAAGTAGTCTACAATGAGCTGGAGCTGCCGGTATTGCGTGCGGTTGCTCGGCCCGAGTGTGCGGACCTCGATCTGCTCGCTGACCGCGTAAACGGCAGCGGCCGGGAAGCTGATGCTGGCGATCGTGTTGTTGCGTCCGCGAAGGATGTTCGCCGTCGGCACGACAAGAGCGCCGGTCAGCGCGGCGCCAGTTGCGTTGCGGATGTTTGTGCGGGTGCTCATGCTGTTGGAGTTTTGATTGGCATCGCACCGCCGACACGGGTGAAGCCAAGATTGACGGCGCGGTTGGCAAGAACGGCGGCGACTTTCCTGGTGGTTGTTTTGATGCGTGAATTTATAGTCCCGTCAATCATGCGCTGATAATTTGAGATCTTCACGTTACTAGCCGTAGCCTTAATAAATGGATCCGGTCCAAAGGCAGAACGCACCGAACCAAAAAGCGTATTCCCTCCAGCTTGTGGCTTAAGTTTGTCGCTGAACTTTTTATAGCGCGCGCCAGTCACTATTGCGGATGACCTCCAGCCGCTGACACTCCAGCCAACTCGATCTTCCATCGTCTTTCGTACACGACGAAAATCCAATCCAAACGCAAGGACTCGCGGCTTGCCTTCAATTCTGCCGTTTGCGTTTCGCTTACTGCGATGATATTTCTTGATAGCATCTTCGCTTTCAAGCAGAGGCTTTCCGTAATAGTGTGAGAGCTTAGGATTATTGAGCAGCAAGCGCAACTTCTCGACCTTACGATTGCGCACGTATCGCGCCATAGATTTATAAAATCCGCCTTCGGTCGCCTTAGCTTGTAGGTCTTGGTAAACCAACGGTTCCGCGAGCTTGTTAAAATCTCCGCGCACCGCGTTGACGCCTTGAGCCTTTTGTTTTGGACGGGTGAATTTCACGATGGTCTGGATCGCGTACTTGGCTTCTTCTTTAATCACCGAGCCAAGATCAACTTTTGCCGCTTTCGCCAAAAGATGTAGCTGCATTTCAAGCTGCGAAAAACTGGTTTTAATATCAATCATATCGACTTGCAGACTTCGATTTCGCAGCCGGCGCCCTCAGCGTCCAGGGTCACGCGCTCGATGAAATAGGTGATGCCCGCCCGTGAGAGAGTCTGCGTGACCTGGGGCACGGCGCTGACGCTCGAGGTCAGTAGGAAAACCGTGAACTTACTGTCGTCGCGACGCTGGTCCTCGAAGTCCGCGAAAGCATCGCGCGATGACGACCAGACGCCGGTGATCGAGGTGCTCTGATACGTGAACGAGATCCCGGCCTGCGCGAGTATCGCCGAGAAGTCGGAATTGATCTGCGTCGGGTCGAAGTCTCGGACGGCGGCCATATAATTGTGCGACTTGTCAAACGGCGCCGAAGTGCAGCGCGTGCATCGCCGGCCGGTTTGCTTTGAGCCAGGGCTCGGCGTCGGCCATGCACCTGGCTGCGTCGTTGCCGCAAGTCTGTGAGCCGACGTGGTGCACGTAAGCCCGGGAAACAAAGTGCCGGCGCTTCATGTCCGCGCATTGCACGTCATCAGAAAACCAGTTGATCGGCGGGAAATCGACCCACGCATCCCGGCGGATCCACGCGCAGATCGGCGCGATGACCGGCGTCTCGACGATGCTGCGCTCCGACTCGAACCGCAGGAAGTCCAAGCGCCCGGTGCCGCAACGAATGTTCTGTGCGCCTCGAGCATAGTCCGACCTGGCTGCAACGTAGCCAAGATCCGCGACCGCCTCCTTTAGCAGAGCAACATCCGCCAGGAGCCTCGCCCAGGTCGTCGGCGTGAAAACAATATCGTCGTTGCAGATGACAAGCTCGGTGTGGCGCGTGAAGGCGTCGCGCATCGCAAAGTTGTAGGCCTCGCCGAAGTTCGCGCCGACATTGAAATGCACGTGCTTTTCGATTCCGGCCGGCACATAGGCCTTGATCGAGGCGAGCATGACCTCGAGGCAAGCCGAGTTGACCGTGCAGATAACGATGGCCGGCTGTTCGCTCATGGCTTTTTTGTCCCGAGGATCTGCTCGATGTTCTCGGCGTCGATCAGCGTGCAGCCGCTCGCCAGGATCCGCTCATCCCAGCCGTGCGGTGCGACCATCCCGTCCTCGGCATTGACCTGGATCACGCCCGGATCCGCTGCGCTGGGCTCGCCTACGTCATGCAGGAATTGCTTGGCCATGTTGATCGTCTCGGCGTCGTCGGCGCGCACTAGGAAACGGTGCTCGATGCGGTCCGGCTCCGCCGCCGTCGAGAGCCACGCGTCACGGAATGACACCGAT